CCAACTGAGCTAAGGGTGGTATTTCTCCTAATCTGAGTTGTCATTTATTGCATGATAAACTTCAACATATGAATTACATTTGGGACAGGAAAGATTAGAAACAATATCATAATCCTCACTATCTTCCACGTCGTGGTCACCTCCCCAAATTAGTTCAGTTCCACAATGCCAACAATTCATTTATTCTCTCCAAATATAAAATTAGGAGACGTTAGTGCCTCCTAATAATTTTGTTTTTGGCTTCTAGATCTCGGCATGCACCTGTTTTAATCTAGTAACTTAGCCTACCCTTATATCAACGAACAGCATAACTGTTAGGCCTTTGTAGGTACCAAGTAATTACTTCTGAACGTAGGGTTGATTCCAACTACCAACATTCATACTAATGTAATAGGCTGTATCAAAGTAATCAGTCATTGCATCACTGTTATCATACCAACCTTTGTTCTTCCAATAACCTTCTCCTTTAATAGGAGCAGTTCTAATAATCTTGTGAATTTCATCAAACAGTTTTTGATGTTTACCATACATATGTGTATGATATTGATTTATCTGAGCATAGCCTTCACCATGTGTAAAACAATCTGAAAAGTCAACTGGACCAGATTTGATAGTAACATCAACACCGTTTGAACCACCATGCATCTTTTTTACACCAAATTTTAACTTTGGAAAAGTTGCTTTTAGTTCATTTCTAATTGCAGTTACATCTTCTTTTGAAATATACGCCATTTGGTTCTCACTCCTTTTTCTAACTATACATACACTATAGCACCATGAGCTCTTATTGTCAACCTTTTTTTAGCCCCAATCCTTGAAATCACCTGCTTCTTCGTTATCTTCATAACCAGCAGTGTATGCTTCAAGTTCAGCCTTAGTCATAATTTCCATTGGAACTTTATCGCTTTGCATACTGTCACCAACGTAATAGTGAGGATTAAAACCTCGACGATAGTAACTATCTGCACCACCTCGGTCATATGGACCACCATGTCTTGTATCATACTTTGTCATTATGCCGCCTCCGCATCTTCTAACCAACGATCAAGTGTCTGTCGGTCAATACCAAAATCTTTGCACATCTTGTTACGTGTAATATTCTCTTGAAGTTCACGCTCTTTGCGCTCTTCTTCTTCACGATTCATGTATGCACATGCATCATCAATCAACTTGTCCAACTCTTCATCTGTCATTGATGCAAGGTCAAGACAACGAGCATACGATTTGCTATATGCATCAGCACATGCATAGTATGCACCCTCTTCAAGCTCGATACGTTTGAACTCTTTAAGAGTACCAGTAGGAACACGTTCCGACCAATACTTGGTATCGTCAGGATGAGGCATCATTCCCATCCAACAACCAGGTTGTTTAGAAAACTCTTCGGCCTCAGCACGTTGAGCCATAATGTAATCTACAAGTGCCTTTTCCATAATGTTCTCCTTAAGCGAACAGAGGTTTCATTGTTGAGTAAACAACATTGTAAGCGTTTACTTCATATTCCCAAGTAGCAAAGAAATCATCGTCATCTTCGTACATATCGCCACTTTCACCAGCGGCATATCGATCCCAATGATCCTGAATCATTTCCATACCCTTTAGAAGATCTCCTCCAAACACTGACTTAGCAGTATCGAAGTCCATTTTCATCTGGTAAAAACTTGGAATATTAAACATTCGTATCGCTCCTTGCTTCTAACTATACATATAATATACTACCAAGAGCTCTTACTGTCAACCTTTTTTTACATCTTTTTTAGAATTTTTTTAATCTTTTTTCGTGTCTTCCGCCTTCAAAATCTGTATCTAAGAAAGCGTCTACGATAGATTCTATATTACTGATATCCGTAACTCTTGCACCCAAACACAACACATTTGCATTGTTGTGTTGTCTAGTTAGTTGTGCAGTTTCAACATCTTTGCAAAGTCCAGCACGGATTTTTGGATTTCTATTAGCCGCCATGCTCATGCCAATACCAGTACCACAAATTAAAATACCACAATCAACTGATTGGTCAGCTACCTCATTACACACTAAATGAGCATAGTCTGGATAATCTACACTCGCATCACTATCACAACCAAAATCTTGTGTAATGTGTCCTAGTGCTTTTAAGTATGCTACAATTATATCTTTATATTGATAACCGCCATGGTCACTTGCTATTGCTATTTTCATATTATTTGTACCTTTTCATGTCCAACATGTACTTGTGGATCTACATAAATTTCAATGCCTGCTTCTTTAGCATCTAAACACCAAGCAACATCTTCACTGCACATATCATAATATTCACCAACCTTTAAACATTTAGGAGCAAACCAAGGATACTGCATACGTTCAAACACACCTTGTTTAATCAACACCCAACCAAATCCAATGTAATCTGCAGGAAATGCAAACTTACGTTGTCGCATCTCTTCACCTGTAATGAACTGATATGTGCCGTTTTTCTCAAAATATTCATTGTCCATCTTTTCTACAACAGGTGTACTACCACCAGGCTGTTGATACCAGCCGCTTGCTACATCACAATCCATGGTAAACAATTTGGTAAAATTTGCTAGATTAAAAGCAATATCACTGTCAATCCACATCATGTAATCATACTCTAATCCGTTGAACGGTTTTTGAGTTGGGCCACGTTTTACGTCTGCTCCTGCTACTTTACAACGAGCAAAGTTTACCATACTACTATATTCTTGACTCATCACAGGTTGGTGCCCATTTTTTAAACACCAAGTCCAAACTTCTGTAAAACTTTGTAAAAATCTACCGCTATAGTTGTTACCAGGCAAGCAAAAAATTATTCTCATAAGCTCACGTCTTCTAATCCAGCTGCTCTTAGTTTTACAACGTTATTGATTTGAAACTGTTTAGCATCTAGTGCTTTTACCAGTCCCATAAATTTATTACGAATAAGTGCTACTTCGTTGATAATGTGTTGTTGGTCAATTACTTCGTTTTCGCCATCAGCGTAACGTTCAGCATCTCTACTACTAAGTGCTTTGTTATATCCTTCAAGATATTTTCGATAGTGCTTATTGCGTATTTTGCGCATCTCAATATTGAGATACTCTAGTATAGCTTCAATCTCTTGCAATTGGTTGAACCTATGTTCAACTATACCCGGCATGTCACGACTGTTTTTTTCAACACTGCCTTTAAGACTAGTGTCTAAACGTGCTTCATCAAGTTCTTTTTCAAAATGCTCAATTGCAGGAACAATATTTGCTATGTCTTTACGTATTTTGTTAAACCAGCTCATTACCAATCATCATATTCGTCAGAGTCTTCATCTATATTATCATATGCATCTTCATAATAATTGTCTCTGATTACTCTGTCAAGAGTTGAATCAAAACCAAACCATTCATCGCCTACTTCAGTTAAGTCACAAATATTTTCATTTATAACTGATAAAAATTTTTCACAAGCAATGTCTCGGTCTTTGACATTAATATAAGATTTCATTGATAGCCACATATCAACATACGTGGCTATCTCGTTATCACTCATTTTCATTGGTTACTATTTCCTCAGGTAAGATATCTTGTTCGATTAGTTCGTTCTCGATATTTACCTCCGGAAGGTCTTTTTGCCCCCATTCAGACATGATAAGATCCAAGCAACCATCTGTATTAGATTCCCATGCTTTTCTAAATTGTGTTACTACTTCACCAGTTGTTGGACTTGTATATTCCAAACGGTTACCAGTTTTCTTTAGAAGGTCAATTTTTTCACACAAGTCAACAAACCCACTATATGGATTCATACCAGTCTCGTATGGAATTTTGATCTGTACACTTTCAAAAGGTTTAGCAAAACGTGTTTTCATAACTTTACACGCCGCTCTAATACCACGAACATCAGTAACTTTGTTACCATCTTCATCTTCTTTGAGTTTCAATTTACGCATTGCAACAACAATACTTGATGCATAGATAAAGCCTTGACCGCCACTAATCTTGTCATCTGGATCAAACATATCCTGACTTGCATATGTATGGTTAGTTGCTACTAGTCCCACATTGAAGTCACCAAACATGTTTACACAGTTTCTAACAAGAGCAGTAAGTGCTTTGGGTTTACGACCTAAGTCACCCTTCATATCGCCTTTTTGAAACTGATCAATGTCAGTAGGCGTAAGCATCATACCCAAACTATCAATCACAAACAGTACTTTGGGTCGATCTTCTGGTTCTTTATCAGCATATTGTAATTTATAGTCTTTCATAAATTCGCTGATAACTTTAGCAACTTCATCAATCATTGCTACATTCAGTTTCATCAGTGCATCTTCACTAGTGTCAACATCTAGTGCTTGTAGCCACTTTTCGTCTAGTGCATTTTCACTGTCAATAAGAACACAAAAAATACCTTGCTTTTGTGCTTCTCTAATCAGGTTACCTGCACAGATAAAACTTTTTCCTGCGCCACTTTCACCTGCAAACACTGTAACTTTGCCTAGCGGTACACCTTTGTTAAAGTCACCACTAATCAGTTTGTTAAGTGTATAGTTACCTGTTGAGATCCATGTGTCAGGATCTCTAAATCCGCTACTGAGTCCAGGTACACTCTTTGTAATACTTTTGCGGAATTTACTTACGTCAAAAGGTTTTGCCATAATTATCTCCAAGAAAACAGAGCAGGCGACTATTGCCGCCTACTTTTACTATTATTATCCGTTGTTACGATTTCGAATTGCAGCCAGGATATCCTGCGCACTCGGCTTGTCACCTTCTGCAGGTGCAGTTGCCGCTACAGTTTCAGCTACTTTTTCTGCCTGTGCAGGTGGAGTAACTGGTGCTGGTGCTGGCTTAGGCGCCTCTTCTGCTACAGGAGCAGGAGTTGGTGTAGCCTTAGGCTGTGGTGCAGGACTAGGTGTTGATGCACCTGTGTTTGGCGCACTGTTGCTAGTATCAATCTGTACACCGGCTGGACGATAGAAATTGCCCCAAAGTTCCGGATCATACATTTGTCCATCAACACTTGCTTCAAACATTTGACCAATCACAGCCAGTTCAGCTTCGCTTGGCTGTTTAGGAAGATAATCATTGAGAGTATACAAACCATATTGATCAATAGCCGCTCTTTCGTTGCTATCTAAACTGCGCTCTCTTCGAGCCCAACTTGAAGTCGAATAATCAGCATACTGACCTTTGGTTGTCTTAGTAAGACGGAAATCAGTGCCTTGTTCGATATCAGTTGGAAGTTCAACAAAGTCGCTATCCATAAGAGCACCTTTAATAATATTGAAGATGCTTGGATTGATAATAAACCTACGAATTGGATTCTCAGGTGTAGTATCTTCTTGTAGACTGCTTTCAGCTACAAAACCTTGGAACACATAACTGCGTTTTTTCCAATATTTACGACCCATATCCTCAAGATTTGGATCTTTAAACCAAGGACGTACTTCCGCAAGTACAGGACAGCTACCTACTGGACCCCACATTTCATTACACGGAACGTTTACAGTTACCCGACGACTGTCAGTTTGTCCTTTGACACCTGCAAACTCCAAACGAATCATTTGACGCTCGCGCCAAAAGTAAGTGTTGCTTGCATCACCATCTGGTAAGAAGCGTAGTACACTTGTTGAATTTTCTGGGATATTCCAAAAAGGGAAGATAGCGTTATCGCCACCACCTGTATTGCTTGAGCTACCTCCACGGTTTTCTTGCTCTTGCAATTTTGCACGAATTTCTGCCAATGTTGCCATAGTTATTCTCCTATATGTTGCCTATGTTTTATGCCTAAGTATGCCTCGTGACTACTTATATAGTCACTAGTATATGTGTAATTTGTGAGGTTGTCAACCAAAAAGTTTATTAAAATCGTATTTGTTGAACACGCTTTCAAAAGTTTCTTCTTGATTCTCATTTTGTACACTTGTTGTCTCACTTGCTGTTGCAGTTAACTTGGGCATTAACGTTTTAATAGCATCTACTGCTTTACGTAGCATAGCACCATCTTTTACGTTGTCAACCACATCGTTGAATCTTGCAAGTAAAACTGCTAATTGATCCTGATCCTTGCCTCCATCAATGGCAGTGCTAAGATATTCCATTACTGCACCAATTTGTACATTCATAGGTTTACCTGCAACACTTTTATTAATTAAAGGATTTTCAGGATCGCTTTTGACATTTACACCTTTGCGTAGTCTAACACGATCCATTTTTTCAATTGTATCCATTAAACTATCCAGTGTATCTGCCGCAAATGCATCAGCTTCTCGGATTGCTTTCATCTCCTTAACTAGTGCATTTACATACGGTAATGCATCATTTAAACTTTCGTCAAATGTGCGTACTGTAAACTGGTTACGAAGTTTTGTACGATCTGTTTCATTGATCTTAACTTCTTTTGATTCAAACGCATCTTTTGCTTCGTTGTATGCTTTGATGCCTTTGAGTTTATTAATTGTTTCTCTGATACTGCTAATACGCTGAGAGACTGCTTCTACAATATCTGCTGTATCTTCATTTACCAAACCATTGCGCTTACTGTAGTTTGCAAACTCTTTGAGCTTTTTGAGTTCTACAGTTTGTTCTTGAATATGTTGTCCAAATTCATCATGTGGTGTGCCACCTTCTTTTACATGACGTAGCATTGCTCTGCCGCCTGCCAGGTTGTTGGTTGGCATCTTATAGCGTTCACCTTCTGCGTTCTCAATGTAGATAGCATTGATGTTTCTGCTACGGCTTCCACGTGATTCTTCGTTAACTGGTTTTGTATGTTTAATAATTAGTTTAGCACTTTCTAACTTTTGGTAACTGCTCTTGCTAGTACCATAAGCTGGGCTAATGCCTTCATCTATTTTCATGTCTCTCACCTTTTGCGCTTGGTAATCTTGGTCTTTGGGTTCAATATGTTTCGTAAAACTTTTAAGTGTATATTCAATAATGTTTCGGTTTGCTAGATTTTTAAGTTGAGCAAGTGTGTCTTTGAATTCATCTAAGTTAGTGTTTTGGTTAATACTTACTCGTATTTCTCTTTTATTTTCAGTTTCATCTAAATTAACCATACTTCCTAACTGCGAGATATAAAAACGTCTTCCTTGTTCAGGATCTACAGTGCTTTCACCTTCATCGGTAAACAGCTTTATTTGATGTCCGTTGCCTTTGAGAATCTTAAATATTTCATTAGCAATTGTATTACTAGCAATCATATTGGTTCCTTTAATGTATTTATGTTAGAAACACAAATGGCATGGGTTCGATTTTCTCTTCGTCGCTAAACGTGTCTCTGAGTTCATCATATGCATTTTCGTCATATTGTGCTACTTGCTGTACAATTCTAACTACTAAAAGTGTAGCCATTACAAGGTCATCTTTTTCTCCATCTTTAGCCGCATAACCACTACCTCTAGCTATAAACGTTTTAATCTCTTGTAATAGGGCGTGACTGTACACCATCATTTTATCTGTTTCTAACCAATTTTTGAATTTGCTACATGCTGCCAATTTACTTTTATTTGTAGTTGTAAAACCTTTTCTATAAGCTCTATTTGCCGCCCGAGGTTGACTAACAAAAGTTCCAGGTATATTATCCTCTCCCATTTCTGCTATTACAACCAAAGCAGCTTCTCCGAGTGTATTATTTTCCACACTCCAATAAATTTCACTGTCAGGTGATTCCTCTTGAATAGTTTGTGCTAAACCTTTGAGTATTCTAATTTGATCAGTAATTGGTGTTTTATTGTGCATCCATTCTGCAACTTGTTTCATACCAGGAAGTTCATATACTTGAATTGCACTATTATCTCCACCTGTGCCCAAACTTGGATCTAATCCTATTATATAAGTTTTTCCTTTAACAATAGGCTTATACCAACGCACTTGCCCTGTACGTTTATAAGGATCTTTGCTTTCCATAGATACAAGTTTTAATTGATTGATCAAAGTTTCATCAGCAGTAATAAACTCACAACCGTGTTCGCGTCTAAAACGTTCCTCTCCAATTTTTGCCGCTTCTTCTTTTGCCCATTCATCATTTCTATCTGGGTGTTCTCTCCAATCCACTTTTATGCTTTTGAATCCATTGATGCCTACTTCTTGTTCATTGCCGTACTCGTCCATTGTCTTTTCTGCTTGCTTCCATATTTGTGCAAACTGATCGTTGTCTTGGTTAGGTGTGCTTGTGATCATACACTTACCACCTGTTGACAGTGTAGGACTCAACGATGTCCAAAACTCACTGGCTATTCTTGGAGGTACAAATGCAAACTCGTCTAAGTATACCAATGTAAGTGACAAACCACGTCCTGTGTTTTCTGTAGTTGCTTGTGCTACAATTCTACTGCCGTTATCAAATTCAATTGAGCCTTTGTTATAACTT